AAAGTTGTCGAAATTCACATTGAACCAGAATTAGGATGAAAAACGTTAAAAATGCTCACATGGGCACTCATTTACTTGCAGAAGTCTATAATGTGAAGAGAGAAAAGTTAATAAATCCAACAGAAATTGCAAATGAGATGGTAAAAGCAGTTCAAGCAGAGAAATTAAAGTTACTTAACTGCTTTGTTCATGAATTTGATCCTCAAGGTGTAACTGTGAACATCACACTTGCTGAAAGTCACTTTGCTGTACACACTTGGCCTGAAAAAAACTGCGTTGCAATCGATATTTTTACTTGTGGTAATACTAATCCACGCTCTGTTGCATTGTGGATACTTAATTACTTCGATAGTGATGATTATGAGATGAATGATTATGCAAGATAGGGTATAAATAAATCTAAAAGTATCATTTAATGGCGGTTCAACGTAAATCAAGAGGATTTAAGGATATTAGTCTGTCTTTTTTGCCACATCCAGTGACAAAAGACCTTCCTGTCCTTGTAAATGAACGTGCAATCTCCAGATCAGTGAGAAATTTAGTCGAAACAATTCCAACTGAACGATTTTTTAACCCAGATCTTGGTACAGATATAAGAAATTCTTTATTCGAGAACTTTTCTCGCACAACAGTGACTATCATAGAGGATCAGATTAAACAAACCATTAGGAATTTTGAACCAAGAATTGATGAACTTCAAGTTGAGGTCATTGGTAGACCCGATAATAATGCAATGGATATAACTGTTGTTTTCAATATCGTTGGTTTAGATATACCTTTTCAGACATTTACATTCATATTAGAACCAACGAGATAATATGCCTTTTACTCAGTTTACTAATTTAGACTTTGATGATATCAAAGCACAAATAAGAGATTTTCTTAGATCAAACTCTAATTTCTCAGATTTTGACTTTGAAGGTTCAAACTTCTCTGTTCTAATTGACACACTTGCTTATAACACATATATTAACGCATTTAATGCAAATCTAGTTGCTAATGAATCATTTTTAGATTCAGCAATCATTCGAGAGAATGTTGTTTCACTTGCAAGAAATATTGGATATGTACCACGTTCAAAAACCGCTGCAACAGCAACGATTAAATTAGATGATATAGATTTAGGAGAGACAAGTGCAAACTCAGTCACAAGTCTTGTACTACGCTCTGGTCTGATATGTATTGGATCTGCTCAAAATACTACCTTTCGATTTTCTATTCCCGATAACATAACATCAAATCGCATTGTTAATAAAGTGGTAGACGGTGTTAGTAAAGCATTTGCACAATTTGATAATGATATCATCATATATGAAGGAACTTACCTAACAAGACAATATGAGGTCGATGCATCAACTGATTTAAGGTATATTATTGATAGTCCGAATATTGATACATCCACATTAAGAGTTTATGTTGCTAATAACACTGATACAACTCTAGGAAGAAAATTTTCACAGGTTGATAACATATTAAACCTTAATAAAACCTCAGAAATATATTTGATACAAGAAGTACAAGACGAAAAATACGAAATATTGTTTGGAGATGGATTTTTTGGTAAAAAGTTAGAAAATAAACAAATTATTACTGCAACCTATATTGTAACCGATGGTGAATCTGGCAATGGTCCTTCTGAATTTAGTTTTCAAGGAACATTTAATGATCAAAATGGAAATACACTAAGTCCATCTGATAATGTAAGTATTACTACCACTAGAAATGCTTCTAATGGGTCAGAACAAGAAGATGTATCCTCTATCAAGTATTTTGCACCAAGACTTTACTCAGCACAATACAGAGCAGTTACACCGAGAGACTATGAAGCAATAATCGCTACAATTTTCCCCCAAACTGAATCTGTTGCAGTCATTGGAGGAGAAGAATTAGATCCACCTCAATTTGGAAAAGTGCAAATTAGCATAAAACCAAAAAATGGTACTTTTGTGTCAGATTTTGATAAAGTGCAAATTAAAAACAAATTGAAAAAATTTGCAGTCGCTGGTATCAATTCTGAAATCGTTGATTTGAAGATATTATTTGTTGAAATTGATAGTAATGTATATTACAACCCCGCATCTGTGGCATCAGAGGTAAATTTACGATCTGATATTATCGGAGCGTTAAATCTTTATACAAAAAATGTTGAAATTAATAAATTTGGTGGTCGATTTAAATATAGTAAAATAAATCAATTGATAGATCGAGTTGATGATGCAATTACATCAAATATAACAAAAATAATTATTAGAAGAGATCTAAAAGCACTATTAAATCAATTTGCTCAGTATGAATTATGTTTTGGTAATCGTTTTTACATAAATCCTGCAGGATTTAATATTAAAAGCACTGGGTTTACCGTTAGTGGATCACAAAAAATTGCATATTTGACAGATATTCCAAATAAGGATGCATCAGGTAATTTAGATGGTAGCATGAAAGGCACAATAAGTGTTGTTTCAAAAAATGACTCTGGTGAACAAGTTGTTCTTATAAAAGAAGCAGGTGGAGTTGATTATATGAAAGGAGAAGTCATACTTAACACTATTAATTTTACTTCCACAGTGGCAGCGAATAATTTAGTTGAAATTCAAGCATTTCCAGAGTCAAATGATGTTGTTGGTTTAAAAGATTTATTTGTAAGTTTTGACGTTTCAAATAGTAGCATAAATATGAAGAAGGACGTAATTGCATCAGGAGAAGATGTTTCTGGAGTTGTATTTACAAGAGATTACTTTACCTCAAGTTACTCAAACGGGGTTTTAGAGAGGAAATAATTTATGTCACAAATTGACAAAAGAATAAAAGTCAACACAATTATTGAAAATCAGTTACCTGAGTTTGTGCTCTCTGATTTTCCGAATGTTTCGGAATTTTTCAAACAATATTATATTTCACAAGAATTTCAGGGAGGTTCTGGCGATTTAATTAATAATTTTGATCAATATCTGAAAGTTGATAATCTTGTTCCAGAAGTCGTTGTTGGTATTACGACCCTAACATCTTCAGTTGATATTACAGATAACGTTATTAACGTTTCTAGCACTAAAGGTTTTCCTAAAGAGTATGGATTATTAAAAATTAATGATGAGATAATAACTTATACTGGTATCACAACAAATTCTTTTACTGGATGTATTCGTGGATTCAGTGGTATTACAGGTTACAACGTTGGAGTATCCTCATCATTATTAGAGGTTAATAAAGAAAAATTAAAATTTGAAGAAACTTCAGCAACAAGTCATGCTAATAACTCTACAGTAACAAACTTATCTGTATTATTCATACAAGAATTTTTTAAAAAACTTAAAAAAACATTTTTACCTGGTCTAGAAAAAAATGATTTTACTGAAACACTTGATGTTGGCAATTTTATAAAATTTGCAAGATCATTTTACCAGTCAAAAGGTGTAGAAGAGTCTATAAGAATATTGTTTAAAGTTTTATACGGTGTAGAGGCAAAAATATTAGACTTAGAGAATAACTTAATTAAACCATCAAGTTCAGAATTTATAAGAAGAGAAGTCATAATTGCAGATGTCATAACTCCTGGTGGTTTACCCCAAAATCTTATTGGGCAAACAATTTTCAAGTCTGATGATCTTAACACTAGTGCCTCTGTTTCTGAGGTAGAAATATTTACTAGAGAGAGTAAATCTTACTTTAAGATGTCTCTATTTGTAGGTTTTAGTGATAGAGATTTAATTCAAGGAGTATTTACAATACCTGGTAAGACAAAGGCAGTAGAAATATCACCAGTAAATTCTAACATCATTACTGTTGATTCTACAATTGGATTTAATGCAACTGGAACGATTATTAGTGGTGCAAATACAATAAATTACACATCTAAATCTGTAAATCAATTTTTTGGATGTACTGGGATAAATGAACAAATAAACAAAACAGATGATATAAGGGCGAACGAAACTATTTTTGGATATGAAAATGGTGATTTGTCTAAAAGAATTGATTTAAGAATTACAGGTGTTTTATCAGACTTAGTTCAAGTATCTGATATTAAATTAGTTACAGAAGGTGAACTTTTATTTTCTAAGAACGTTGGTGAAAAAATATTTAATGATGGTTTAAATTATAAAGAAAAATTTGCAAATTCATGGAAATATAATACTAGTTCAAGATTTGAAGTTGAAGGTCAAGGACCTTTTAAATTAAATACAAAAATTGATAAATCGTCTATTAAAAAAGGTGATTTATTTGAATTAATTAGAAGAAATGAACAAGTTGTTGATGCTACTTTTAATGTTAGTGCTGTAAATGATGATAATACAATTGATATTACTGGATTATCACCTACATCACCATTTTTAACAAATCAAGATTATGATATTCGTCGTGTTATTGAGAAAGCAAGTAGTTCTGGCGTAGAAATAGATGAGGGAAATAATAAAATTGTAGCAAATGTTTTAAATGTTTATACGGATGGTGATACAGATGGTTATTCTGCATCTAACTCGTTACCAGACTATGATATAACAACAGATATAATAAAGGAAACTTTTCTAGGTGTTGGTTCAACAGTATTGGAAGGTGCAACTGGAAATAAATTTAGTTTTATCAATTTTGGAGTAACTGCGAAGGATGCTAATAAACAACCAAGAGATATCAAATTTATTCAGGGTGATGCGGTTGTATATCAACCAGATGGAGATCCTATTGTTGGATTAGATACTAATAGAGTTTATTTTGTTGATCCTCAACCAGTTCCTGCTGGTCAAAAAGTCACAAGTCTTGCATTCTATAATTCAAGAAGTCAAATTGGAACTGCAAGTACAGTACAACTATCAGTAGGATTATCAACTACAACTAATCATGATTTTGTTTTACAGAAACATGCGAATAAAAAATTAAGTGCGAATAAAATTTTACGCAAATTTCCATTATCACAAAACTTATTTGTATCTTCCAAACAAGAACGACCTTTTAACGATATTGGTATGTTAGTTGATGGTGTACAAATTCAATCACCATATTCAGAGGATATAATTTACTACGGTCCAATCGATCAAGTTGATTTGGAAAATAGTGGTTCAGGTTATGATGTCGTAAATCCTCCTGTTCTTAAAGTTGAGACAGGTGCAGGAACAACCGCTTTAGTTCAACCTATACTAAAAGGAACCGTAAAAAAAGTATTTGTAGATCCACAAGATTTTGATATTTCATCAGTTACAAATATATCATTGACGGGTGGTAATGGAACAGGTTGTTTACTTGAACCTATTTTAGGTGCTAGATTTAGAGATTTATTCTTCGATAGTAGAAATTTATTTTTTGGAGGTGGTTTAGATTTAGTAAATGAAACTATTACTTTTGACAAACCACATAATTTAGCAAATGGTCAAAAATTATTTTATAGGAATGAAGGTAACTCTTCTCTAGGAATAGGTAGTGCATATAGTAATCAAAATACAATCACAGGCACATTATCAGATGGGGATCCATATTTTGTT